TATCTGTAATTGTGCTGTGGCATTGGTAGGATCATTTCCGTCAAACGGAGCAGGTGCATCATCAAATAAAGCAACACCTCTACCATTATCAAATTGATCGTATGGATCTTCTATTTGGTCTATAGTAATACTCTTGATAAACGAAACATCATAAATAGTTGATAGAGATAGACTTTGATTAAGAGTATAAAAACCCTCATCATCAATATTATCATCTGCACCACCTAAATCAAAATCACCAGATGCACTATCAAAGTTGCCTGTCAAATCTTCAAAATCATTTTTGGTATCTAAAACTATTGAATTAGTGCCAGAACTATCGGTCAATGCTACATCAGTATCAAATGTACCTGCTGTTATATCTTCTGTAAGTGTTTGGATATCTTTAAAATTTTCAGTTATTTCTGCAATATTAGAAAATATTATTGTTTCATTATTACTTTCGTTTCCAAGTTTATCTACAGCTTTGATACAAAAAGCACCACTTCTTGTATTAGTTGTGATTGATGTACCAGATGTTCTAGGAACTTGTAGCCAATTTACTGACTTATTCCATTGTGCATTAGAGGTTACATTTTGGTATCTAATCTCATAGAAAGATACATCAAGATCAGTATTAGCATCCCAATTTAATTGCATTTGAGAATTACCAAGCATATTGACACTAAAATTTTTAACATCAGAAGGTGGTAGTGTTGCACCAATTATTAATCTATCAGCACTTGCGTATGAAGAATTAACACCTATTGAATTGATAGCTTTTACTCTGACATTGTATGTGCTTCCATCAATAACATTCAACATTTCATAATTTAAATCTGATCCCACAGCTAATATTTTAAAATTACTTTCTGTGCTTAATTTAACTTCAACTTGATATTGAGATACGAATTGATCTGGACTAGCACCAACTGCAATATTTAATCTTGTTAAAACAACACCCTCAGAATATTCCACTAGTTCATCTGTTAATGTAATAGAAGCAGGTGCAGAAACAGAAAATGGGTTTGGTAAAGTAGTATCTGGAATTGTTGCTACTTCTTGTTGTGTTCCAAATGTATAGAAACTATCTTGATGTTCTGTCAAACCTAGACTTACTTGCATATCTTTTTTTATACTTAAAGACATAACTCTAAATGCTTTTGCACTAAAAGCAGGTGTTGCATGAGTAATATTAACAATATCTCCTACTGCTAAATCTAAAGCTGTTGCATCTGCGGTTACACTAACATTAAGGATTGATCTACTTTTTCTTAATATAATCTCAGCTAATTCTTGTGCTTGATATGGACTAGTGATTGTAGGAAAATCAAATCTACCTTCTAATAATATACCACCATCAGCAGTTAATAATGTTGCATGTCTATCTGCACTTGCTTCGTTACTATCATCAGCAGGTGGATATTGTGCTTCATCTGATTGAAAATTCTTATCTGGATTAATAAAATTAACAATAACTCTATTATATCTAGAGTTCTTACTTGCACTTGAAACATTTATACCACCTATGATATTATCTTCTGTTAATGTTATTGCGGCACTTCCAGATGTTTCAGTAACAACTTTATATTTACCTGCTGTAAAATTTAAGAATGATCTAGCACCACCTAAAAATGTTTTTACATTGTCAATAATTTTTCTAGAACTATCTATGACTGCATTACAGTCCATCAAGTCAATTTGACTTGCACCAGAATAAGGAGTTATATTTGCATCACAGACATCACCTGCTGTTTGCCAATCTGCATAATTAGTATCAAAGTATTCATTAGATATACCCATGCCATATCTACTATTTCTTAAATAATCTAATAAACAATAAATAGGGTTATCTGAATATTCCCATGTAGAACTTGTATCTTCTCTATGACTTCCTGTGCCACCTGTTTTTGTTCCGTCTAAATTAGGATTATAAACTTTTCTTCCTTTTACTAATGCTTGAACTGTTGGAATACTTCCAAACGCATCTTGATTCCATGTAAATTTTAAAGATAAATATGCTAGTCCTCTCAATCTGTGGTTTGAAGTCCATGAAGTTAAACCACCAACTAAACTATCTTGTGTTTGATCGTCTGCACCATAGTGAGGTCTTACTGTAATTAAACTTGCACTATCTTTATAATAATTAGCATCATTACTAGCTACTGTTCTTTCTGTATTATCGGATAAATCACCAGACCAAGTAACAGCACTATCATTAATAAATATTGTAGTAATATCATCTATCTCACCTTCACCTAAAACTAAAACCATATAGAGATAAGCATTATCAGCACCAGATGTTTCAAGAAAGACTACATTCCCTCCAACTTTTCTTGTGCCATAAATGATAGGTATAGAAGCATTTGATTGAAATTTATTTAGTAAAACACCTTGTGCATTTTTATCTGGTTGTAAATCTCCAAAGTCTGGAACTTCTGGAATTGGAATAATCCAAGAAATAACTTCTTCAAATATATCACCAACAAAATCAAAAAAGTCTTGAAAGAAACCCATTATGTTCTACCCCATTTAATATCTTTGACTGTTAGTGCCGCAAACTCCATACCTTTATCACCACTAAAAAATCTTTGTTGTGAATTATCACTTGTAGTTCTTCCAGATACTTTTTCAAAGTTACCCCAATGTGAAGTAATATTTAATTTAACTGTTGCGGTGCTTCCATCATCTATAATATTAGCTTCATCAATCGTTCCATAATATATTAAAAAAGGATCAGCTATTAGAGCATTAGAACTATTTAGGAAACCTCTGTAAATCTTGACTACATCACCAATTACATTGTTGTTTAAAACTACTGATACATATGTTTGTTCAACACCAGATAGATTTATTTGTAGAGAGTTCTTAGCAGGTGAACTAGCTTCATTGACTCCTGCAATACTTAATAAATGACCAGATGCAGTATATGTTAAAGAACTCCCAGAAACATCAGAAGTTAAATCAAAACTACAATCTGTAAGGTATACTATTGTTGGAAAGCCTATATGAACTAAATGAACAGGTCTTATATTTCCTGTTGCAAGTTCTGTTTTGACTGCACTTGTTAATCCTCTTGCCATTATAAACTTTCACAGACATCAAATTCAAAATTAAATAAAGGCTCTCCATCTCCATCTGCATTATTAGCAGGAAATTCTTGTAAATCACTTACTAGATGAACTGTAAATGGAACATTATCATAAGCTACAGCCTCATCATTTGCTAATGTTGAAACTAAAGGAGGCTCTATAGTAACAGTAGCGGCATTACTACTAGAAGTGACATCCGCAACTACCATGTAAACCTTCGTATGATTGGCAAATTTTAAAAAATCTCCTGCACGAAATCTATGAGTTCCATCTGCATGAAACCCATCCATAGTAATCGTGGTATCTCCTACAGTATGTGCATTGTTTACTAATACTGTTCCAGACTCATTTCCTTTAGCATTTAGGTAATTAGGAAATGTAATTGTAAAATCTTCCTTGCTTGATCTTTGTTTCATTATAAAAGCCATGATTGATTGAAAAGCCAATCTTGGTTGTGTTTTATAACTACAAGTAAATTTAAACCTTTGACCATCTACTTGCCTTCTAAATGTTTTCCCACTATCAGTAGTAGACATAAGAGTTTTCTGTTCACTTTTAATATTTATAGCTGTGAAATCTGTGTTGGGTAAAGCACCACTCATACTAGACTTGCCCTTCCTTGTTCATTAACAGCACTATTAATCATACCTACTATTGTTCCTCTACTATTAGTTAGTAATTCATTAAATCCTTTTGCATCTACTGTTGTAATATTGAAGTTTACAGTTGTAGATCCACCACCTAATTGATCGTTTGGTACAATAGTTCCTGCACTATCTGGTACAAATAATTCTGGCCCTCTTTCTCCTACAAGGCTAGTTCTACCAACAGGCGGCCTACCACCATCTGCAAACCCTTTAATTTGTTGTACTAGTTTCATACCAGAAGCAATTACACCTACTGCTAAAAGAGGGCCTAATATACCTCCTTGTGCAAAAGCTTTTGCCGCACCTTCATAAACACTTATTAAAGCACTTCTAATTGATCGCATTTTAAATAACTCCAATGATTTTTGTAAAGCCGCTTGTACTGCTTGACCAATTAGTGCCTCTACCAATGCTCTTTTTACTGCATCACCAAATGATTTCATATCTAATTTACCTGTAATTACAAAATCACTTAATGTTTTAGATAAACTAGTAAATGCTGTTTCACCTGCTTTTTTAAAACTATTAATAACTGATTTATCCATAGCTTCTTTAAAACCTTCTTTGAACTCTGCCATTTTTTCTGTTAAAAAACCAACTTCTTTTGTTGTTTCATCAATGCCTATTGTAATTTCTTTAAATGGAATTTCATTTAAAGACCTATTAATATCATCAATCATTAGTTTGACATTTTGGAATGCTACCTCATCATCTTTTAAAGATGGTAACAGGGCATTTAATTCTTTTTTTAACTGTGCCGCTTCGTTTTGTAATTTAGTAAAACCTTCTGAGCCAGAATTTTCTAATGCTGATAGTTCAAGATTTAATAGTTCTACTTCTGATGCAAATTGCTCAATAGTTTTAGGTTTATCAAAAGCACTTAATAATTTATCTAAAAAACCTGTGTAATCAGCTAATAAAACTGCACCTGCCGCTAAGAGTCCTGCTAAGTTTTTCATTGATACTTTTGTAAATGCAACCATAGCAATACTTGCTCGACCAATAGCTATTGATAGTCCTATAAATGCTTTAGACATTCCAAAAACCACTAATGCTAAACCTGCTTTTTTTATTAATTCAATATTTTCTACTAGGAACTTAAAGGCATTTGCACCCAGAGTTACTGCATTTGCCAATCCTTGTCCTACTGTTTCAGCTATTTGTAATATGGTCTTTTCATTTTCTGATAAAGCAACATCAAATGCACCAAACTCTTTTTTCAAAGCAACAAAAAATTCTTCAGCTACAACTTTTTGAAAATTAAAATATTTATCCCCTATCATTGATAGAGTTCCCTCTAAGGTGTTAGCTAAATCTTTAGTGGCACCTGCAAATTGACCATTAGCACCAAATGTTTTAAATAATGCTTCTCTAGTTTCTTCAATAGAAACTGTAGCACCTGCTTTAAAACCAAGCATGGATTTTACACCTTTTTCTCTAAATAGATCAGCACTAGATATTCCTGCTGATAATGACCTTTGAATTTGTTCAGATGTTGTCTTAAAATCAAGTCCTGTAACTGCCGCTACATTACCTGTTAATTCTAGAATTGAAGCAAGTTCGTCTGCGTCTTTACTAACAACAGCAAGAACTCCTGCACCTTGTTGTATTTCACCTAATGAAAATGGTACTTTACTAGCAAATTTTGCCATAGCATCAAATGCTCTAGCACCTTCTTCTACACTACCAAATAAAAATTTTAATCTGACTTGTAACGATTCTACTTGTTTTCCAACATCTATAAATGATTTTACAACTAAACCTGCACCTAATCCTGCAAGTGCATTTCTAAGATTGAATACTGCTGATTTAGTTTTATCTAAATTACCTTGAACTTTATTTAATGCTTGTTTGCTTTTGTCTTTAGCAACAATATTAATATTGAGGTTTTTATCTGCCATTTTTCATCTTTGCTATGCGTTGCTGTCTTTCATTTTCTTCGTGTTGTAATTCAAAGTACGATAACCACAACATAAACTCAAAAGTAGACATTT